GAATCTAATAGTAATGCTAAAGATTTGCAAGGTCAGTTTAACGGAGAAGAACGAGATGGTAGGCCAACTGGTGTATTTTATACTGTAGGTGGTCGTGGTAGAGACTTTGACGGAGGTGATGGAGATTATATTGGTTTTGATGGTAGACATAGACATGGCACAACTTCTAGCGGAGGTAGTGAGGCAAGACCAAGAAACGTGGCACTTTTAATGTGCATAAAGTATTAAATACTAGATTAATACTAAATTCTTTGATAGTATTAAATAGTTCTTATATAAATTTATGGCGATTGATCCAAAACAAAAACTTGAAGCACTTAATTCTGAGTTAACACAAGTTGCAGAAAATTATAAACAAGCAACTCAAGTTGTTAAAAACTGTGAGCAACGAATACATGAATTAAGAGGTGGCATAGCTGCTCTTGAAAGTCTTATAGCTAAAAAGTGAATGTATTTACTCTCTTTCCTTCTCTTGTAGCAAAAATAAAAGTAGAGCAACATCAAGAACTTAAAAAATTATTAGTACCATCATTAGTAAAGCAATATAAAGATAATCCAAATCTTGAATTGCCTTGGGCGAGATGGGCTAATACATGGAATATTAATACTAATATTTCTGGAAATTTAGGTTTTAGAAAGTATATAGATGAATGGATGCAACATTTTAATTATCCAAAAATTAATTACGATATTGCATATTGGACTAATATTCACGAGTGGTATCATTATCAAGAAGTGCATACACATATGACTAATAATACTTTTTTATCAGGTATATATTATGCACAATTTGATAAAGATGATAGACCAGCAGAGTTTATAAACCCAAAAGATCAAGCACTTACTTACACAACAGAAGTTTTAGGTAAAAAACTTGAGCATCCATTTTTTCAAAAATATTCTACCGATACAGGATTAACAATACAGGAAGGAGACTTGTTATTGTTTACTCCAGATTGCCGACATTTTGTACCTTCATCGAAAGACAAACATGATCGTCTTAGAATTACACTTAGCTTTAATGCACATAAAATAAAATGAAAGACTTTATAGGTGTTTATGATGATGCCTTTACAACTGACCAATGTAATGAACTAATTGAATATATTGAGTCACTACAAAAAAATCATTTATTATTTCAAGATAACGATAAAAAACATAATACAGACCACAAAGCAGTAGGACTGTTTTATCATAATTTGCTAGGCACTTCACCTTTTGGAGTTAAGTTTCTTCCAAATATTCAAAGATATGTTAATTCTTACCTAAATGAGTATTCGATTTTATCAAGAAAAAAGTTTTTAATATATGATGTCAAAGTTAAAAAAATACCTGATGGTGGTGGTTTTCATGCTTGGCACTACGAGGCAAATAATTTTGTATATGCCTCAAGGGTGTTTGTGGTTCAGTTATTTCTAAATGATATAGAAGAAGGAGGTGAAACAGAATTTTTATACATAGGCAAGAGAATAAAATCAAAAGCTGGTAGGTTAATTATTTACCCTGCTGGTTTTACACATACACATAGAGGCAATCCACCACTAGGGCAGACAAAATACCTTTGCTCTTCATGGGGTATTGTTCAAGAATAGATTAAATAGATTTTTCTGTCATTTGTCTTGTCATAATACTCATAGTGACGTAAAGCGGAGACAGAGCTACAATAAGCAGTAATACAAGCACACTCGTAACAGATAGTGCTTTTAATATTGCTAATTTAACCATGAGAAAAGTTTTAGATGCTTTAACTATCGTAACTACAGTTCTAGTTTTGGGGATATTAGGCGGTGGTTTCTTTACATATAAGTATGTGACCAGCGAGCAGTTTAAGGCAAAGATGATGAATCAAGTTCTTGAAAATGTACAAGGACTTATGCCAAATGTTCTTGACAATGCTTTACCAAGTACAACAGGCAAATCAATACAATTACCATTTAAAAAATGAATTGTTGGCATTGTAAGTCAGAATTAATTTGGGGTGGCGATCAAGATACTGAAGAAGACACGCAGTATTCTATGGTCACAAATTTATCTTGCCCTAAATGTTTTTGTTATGTAGAAGTTTATCTTCCTAGAAATGCTTACGATTAATGATTTTTGGCTTTGTTAAAAAAATAATTAAATATTATATAGATAAGCTAATTAGTTGGTTAAGAATGAAAAAATTTAATTTAGAACTTAATAATGATATAAAAAAATATCACGAAGAATTAGACAAAAAAATTAAAAAACCTGTTATAAAAGAAATTGGCAAGTTTGGCGAAAAGGGTTGGTCTATTTCTATTGGAGATGTAAAAGATGGAGATACCTAATATTTCTATACCAGAAATAAAGATAGATATACCATTACATATACCTTATCAAGTTTTAAATGTACCTCCTCCATCTATAAAATTACCGGGCTGTGTTAAGTATCACAGAGATGCTTCCCCAAAAAATACTGCTTTATATGATGATGATCCTACAGGCACAATGATTTCTTGCCCTTACGGATCAATGCCTACGTTTCAGCCAATGTTATATGACAGAAGAAGATTAGATATTGTGGAGTCAAAAGAACAAGAAAAAAGACAAGAAACAAACGAAACTATAGAGTCACCAACAGTAAAACCAGAACTACCAAAAGAAAAGAAAAAGATAGTGATACCAGAGTGTCCCGGCCCAAAAGACCAGCGCAAGGGCGATTACAGAAATGCAAAAAAACTTGAAATCGTAGTAGGACATCGTTTAGATAGAACAGAGTGCATTACTTTGTATGAGCCGGTCAATTTCAAAGATCAATATATCCCTTCTGCTAATCAATTTGTTGGGGTCTTTAGTCTTGCTTTGGTTGGTGCTTCTGCTCCGCTTGTTTTACAGCTAGTGCGACCTTTAGTTAAGCAAGCCGTTTCTAAGTTATCAAAGAAAAAAGAGCCAAAATCGTAGGTATAAACATAAGCAGACTTTTTTACAAGCCCCTTACAGGCGATTCTGAGAGGGCTTTTTTTATGGTTTTACGTCAATTTTATGTGTATGAGGTAAAACTTGGTTAGCTTTAGGAACTATCTCAATATCAGAGCATAAATCGTAATATGGGCTGTCTTTTTTAAATCTTATGCCTGCAATCTTTTTTTCTCCGCAATGACGTAATCTTGCCATATGCCAATCAAGTTCCTTGTTCTTTAATATTTGTTTGTTTATATCATTCTGCACCTGTGCAGCTTCTTTGCATTTTTTTGTATATTGCCTATCTAATGGAATACTGAAATTTAAAGTAATTCCTGTTCCAAGAGCAAAACTATCTTTATTTGTTCCAGAATAATTTTGTTGATAATACAAAATATCTCCCGGATTGTCAGGTGTTCCATCTCCTATAGCGTTACCATCATCGTCAAAATCTCCAACAATATCTGTTTCGTCATAAACAGGTGTGTAGTAAAAATCTCGATATGGTTTTCTGTAGTTTGTATTAAATGTAGTAAACGGAGTTATGGTCATCATTGCTCCTTGACATACAACACCTCCACCAAATTGATTAGTGTGAAAGCTTCCGTTGTTTACATTCCAGTTTTGGTTAGTTACAGATCCACTATTGCTTTGACTAACAGCATTAGCTAAAGCACTTGCTGGTAAAAAAGCTATTGAAAGACAGAGGTAGTGGTAACTACGGATTCCGTTTCGATGGTGCGATTTATGGTTGTGACGTTTTGAAGACCGGGGGCTGAATATGTTTCTGTAAATTGAAAGGCATCTCCTGATGTTGGATTTGTAAGAGTCCAATCTGGTTTTGTTGTCATATCTGCTCCTTTCCATGTATAGGTTTGACCTCCTACTGTTCCTGTAACACTAACTGCATCTGGGGAAATATCACCATTTGCACTAATGCCTGTGCCTGTAACTGTGTATTCATATCCAGTTTTATAGTCTTTGCTAGTGACTGATTCTGTAATCGTAGTTTGGGTATTAGTGGTTGAGGACATTGTGCCGGTTGTAAAGTTTGGCACAATATTTGCGTTAGCTGGTAAAGCATATATAAAAAATAAAAATAAAAGCTTTCGCATAGCTCATCTTAGTCCACAGTTACAGATGTGACATAAGAACCTGTGGCCGTAGTACCAGCCGACCCTGCTGTTATTGTAATTACATGATTATCAACAGTACCAGCTAAATTCGTAGCTGTACCCCCACTTGTACTTGTTAAATCACCAAAAGGACTCACTTCACCAACAGTTAGAGATGTTGCGATTGTATCTCCGGTAG